TCTTTATCTAGTTTAAGAACTTCCTTTACTCCTTGCTGAGCCATCCAATGAATAGGAGTACATCCATAATTATCCTGAATCATAAGAAGTTCCTTATCTAAATCAAGAATTTCTTTTACTCCTTCTTCAGCCAACCAGTGAATAGGAGTACATCCATAGTTATCCTTAATCATTAATCTTTCTTTAGGAAGTTTAAGAATACTCTTATCACCATGCATAGCTTTCTTAAAGATTTCTTCATCAGTAATGTTTGATTTAAAAATCTTCTTAATAAAATTAAACATATAATTCCTTTGTTTCCTTTGATTTATTTATTTGACTTGCCATCATCAGCATACAAGTTGTCATCTTTTATGGACTAGGAACTAATGAGTTCCTAGTTTCGGTTGTAAAAAGCTATAATTAAATAGATTAGTCTTAGCTTTTTATTAGTTCACTTTGTCAGACCTGCAAAGTCCATAGCTTCCATCCTTGCTCTTGATGATTGTCCAGTCACCCTTCGGCAAGTCTTCAATTTCGCAGTCAATATCGACTGCGCGACCACTCACTTTTCCAGTTTCATCAATCACAAATCCTTTTTTAGGATTTCCAACAAGTGTGATCCCCTTGCCGAAGAAATATCCTTCAGTGAAGGAAATTGTTCCATGAGTTTTTTTCTTAGGCTTCGGTTCATCTTCACTATCGGTATGTCTCTTTGTTTTCTTTGCTTTTGATTCATCCTCATCCGACTTGTGTTTTTTCATTTTCTTTGCTTTCGGTTCGTCTTCGTCAAAGAAATCATCCTCATCCGACTTGTGTTTTTTCATTTTCTTTGCTTTCGGTTCGTCTTCGTCAAAGAAATCATCCTCATCCGACTTGTGTTTTTTCTTAGGCTCCGGTTTTTCTTCTGCGTGACGCTTCTTAGGTTCCTCTTCATAGTGTGACATTTCTTCTTTAGTTTGAAACTCATCATCTTCATCTTCGTTAGCATTTTTTCCTGATTCAATTTGAAGTAACTTTTTCATCGCTTCAATTGTGTCTTCCATGATTCCGACTTTTTTAGTCAGCTTTTTGATTTCTTTAGACATCATACTGTTATCCTCTGTGCTTGTGGTGTTTGCTTTTTCGTTTTCTTCTGAACTTGTTTCTTCGCCTAGTTCTTCTCCACTTTCTTCTGAACTTGTTTCTTCGCCTAGTTCTTCTCCGTTTTCTTCAGAACTTTCGTTGTTAAGTTCTTCTCCGTTTTCTTCAGAACTTTCGTTGTCAAGTTCTTCTTCTATTTCTTTTTCGCCTTTTTCCTCAACTTTTTCACCCGTATAGGCGGAAAGTTTTCGGGCAAAAGCGGCTAATTTTGGGTTCATCTGTTTTTCCTTTGGTTAAGTTTGGGTTAGAGCCTTACATAATATAGAATTATTTTTACAAGAGAGCAATAGTTTTATATATTTTTTTCTTATAATTTTCTTAAGGCTGGCTAAATTTGCGTAAAAACGCCACTTTTTACCACTAATTAAATAGGAATTTAATTAAAAAAGAACTAGAACTTTCTAGTTCTTTTAGTTGGTTTTTTTATACAATTATCTTAACATTTTTGATGTTTATGAAATTTATAGAGCACTTTTTAAAAAAATGACTACTGTCCTCTACCATATCATCAACTAATATATTTTTTGAATCTGATGTAGCTCTTATATAATCTAAAAATGCTTGTTCTTTATTCCAAATGTCGTTGAAGTCCATAAAATCAATATTTAGGGATTTTGACTTTTTAATTTCTTCAAATATTTGTCTCTTCGAGACTATATGAGATATGGTTATACCATGGATAGATTCAATAAATATCCTTGAAGAATTATTGAATATCCTTATATCTCTATCGTCCCAAATAGCAAAAGAAAATATTCCTATTTCATAGTCTTTGTATGACTTTAATAAGAATTTTATTTTTTCTTGATTTACTAAGTTTAATGGATTATCAATTGACTCTATTAAAGTTTCTTCTAGGTCAAACCATAGTGTGTTTTTTATTGTCTTATCCTAATTTTATTTGATTTAACAAAATCTTCAAATTTATCCAATATGTTCTTTGCCATTTCATATCTTCCATACTCCTTCTTATAAGCTATGGAAGTTGTATCATTTAGTGCTCTGACATAGTATTTATAGCTAGAGTTTACTTGTCTCTTAAGGTATTCCTTGAATTGTTTGGTAGTCATTTTATCCTTTTTATTTTTTATTTGAAATTATATCATTTTCTTTAAGTAAGTCTTCGAAATGGCCAAGAATATTTTTTGCCATTTCATATCTTCCATAATCGCATCCAGTCTTGTAGGGATGATTATTAACATCATCGTTATTGAAGTCATAAATATATTTTTTAGCGGATTCAACAAGCATAGTTTTAAATTCATTTGCATTCATATAGTATCCTTTGTTTTGTTTTGATTTATTTGACTTGCCGTCATCAACATACAAGTTGTCATTTTGTATGTACTAAGAACTTATTAGTTCCTAGTTTTGGCTTTTATTCAATTAAACATACTGTCTATACTCATCTGGAATTTTTACTCCATTATTAGCTAAATAATGAATAGAAGTATATCCACACTCATCCTTAACCATAAGGAGTTCCTTATCTAATTTAAGAATTTCCTTTACTCCTTGTTGAGCCAACCAATGAATAGGAGTCCATCCATTTTCATCTTTAGTTATAAGAAGTTCCTTATCTAAACTAAGAATTTCTTTAACTCTATTCCAAGCTAAGCAATGAATAGGAGTACTTCCATCACTATCCTTAATCGTAAGAAGTTCTTTATCTAAATCAAGAACTTCCTTTACTCCATTATTAGCTAGTAAATGAATGGGAGTTCTTCCATATTTATCCTTAATAATAAGAAGTTCTTTAGGTAGAGTAAGAATTTCTTTTACTCCTTGTTGAGCCATCCAATGAATAGGAGTACATCCATATTTATCCTTAATATTAAGGAGCTCTTTATCTAAAGTAATTTTATCACCATCTGCTTTAATCATTTTTATTTCCTGTGTTTTGTTTTGATTTATTTGACTTGCCATCATCAGCATACAAGTTGTCGTCTTGTACGGACTAGAGTTAGTAAAAGCTCTAGTTTCGGTTTTAAATCAATTTTTTGTATTCTTTTGGAATCTCTACTCCTTGCCTAGCCAAGTAATGAATGGGAGTATATCCATACTTATTCTGAATCATAAGAAGTTCTTTAGGAAGTTTAAGAACTTCTTTTACTCCATTCATAGCTAAACAATGAATGGGAATATTTCCACACTTATCCTTAACAGTTAGCAACTTTCTATCTAATTTAAGAATTTCCTTTACTCCTCTCACGGCTAACCAATGAATAGGAGTACATCCCTCAGTATCCTTAATTTTAAGAAGTTCCTTATCTAAATCAAGAACTTCTTTTACTCCTTTCTTTGCTAAACAATGAACAGGAGTACTTCCATAGTTATTCTTAATACTAAGAAGTTTCTTATCTAAACTAAGAATTTCTTTTATTCCTTTCTCTGCTAACCTATGAACAGGAGTATATCCAAACCTATTCTTAATCATAAGAAGTTTTTTATCTAAATCAATAATTTCTTTCACTCCTCTTCTAGCTAACTCATTAATAAGAGCATTTCCATTTTCGTCTTTAGCCATAAGAAATTCTTTAGACAAAGTAATTTTATCACAATTCGTTTTAGCCATTTTGTTTCCTTTGATTTATTTATTTGACTTATCAGTAACATACAAGTTGTTATTTTATTTAATATACTATTTTTGACTCTTTGCACTAGTAGTTTTTTGGTAAAATTCTAGAATTTTTTTATTTTTTTTCATATCGGAATAAAACTCTTTACATTCTTTTTCATGATACTTTAACAAGTTTTTTTGGTTTATGACTATTTCTTTTAATCTATCCTTAATGATGGATGCCTTTTTGGTTGTAATATTTTTGAAAGCTTCAATAATTTTAGGCTTTAACGAAGTAAAAGGTTCAGAATATAATAAAATTGATTTTTCATTTCCATATCTAAAAATAAGTTTTCCATCAAGCCGAATATATGCAATAGAAAAATTAGGATCTAGTTTTTCTATCTGCGTGTTAAAGTATACTCTAAAATCACTTGAATCACTTAAACAAACTCTTGGATGATCAGAAGAACATTCATAGTCTTTGTTGAGAGAAGATACCGCTAGGCCTTCATGTTTCAAAAGTTCCACGACTTTTACTGCTTTTCTTCTATAATTTCTATTAATCATTTTGATTTCCTTGTTTTTGATTTATTTGACTTGCCCTCATCGGCATACAAGTTGTCATCTTGTATGGACTAGGAACTCATTAGTTCCTAGTTTCGGTTTTTATTCAATTAAACATACTGTCTATACTCATCTGGAATCTTTACTCCCTTTTCTGCTAACCAATGAATAGGAGTGTACTCCTTTTTATCTTTAGCTATAAGAAACTCTTTATCTAAATCAAGAATTTCTACTACTCCTCTAATAGCCAACTGATGAATAGGAGTATATCCATACTTATTCTGAATTATTAACAATTCTTTAGGAAGTTTAAGAACTTCCTTTACTCCTTCACGAGCTAACCAATGAACAGGAGTATTTCCAGCACTATTTTTAATCATTAGCAATTCTTTAGGAAGTTTAAGAATTTCTTTTACTCCATTACCGGCTAATTCATGAATAGGAGTCCATCCATATTTATCCTTAACTATAAGTAATTCTTTATCTAAATTGAGAACTTCCTTTATTCCTTTCTCTGCTAACCAATGAACGGGAGTTCTTCCATATTCATCCTTAATCATAAGAAGTTCTTTAGGTAGAGTAAGAATAGACTTATCATCTTTCTTAGCTTTCTCAAATATTTCTTTGTTAGTCATAAATAATATTCCTTTTGATAATGTTAAATCAAATCTTTCAATTCTTCTGGAATCTTTATTCCTTCTTCAGTTAACCAATGAATAGGAGTATAGCCCTCAATATCCTTAATCTTAAGAAGTTTTTTATCTAATTTAAGAACTTCCTTTACTCCTTCCCGAGCTAACCAATGAATAGGAGTATCTCCAGCATAATTCTTAATCTTAAGAAGTTCTTTATCTAAACTAAGAATTTCTTTTATTCCATTATTAGCCAACTCATGGATAGGAGTACATCCATCAATATCCTTAATCATAAGAAGTTTCTTATCTAAACTAAGAACTTCTTTTACTCCCTTATTAGCTAACCAATGAACAGGTGTTTCACCATCTTTATTCTTAATCATAAGAAGTTTCTTATCTAAAGTAAGAATTTCTTTTATTCCCATATAAGCTAAGTAGTGAATGGGAGTATTTCCATCATCATTCTCAGTACTAAGGAATTTTTTATCTAACTTAAGGATTTCTTTTACTCCATTCATAGCTAAACAATGAACAGGAGTATTTCCATATTTATCCTTAACAGTTAGCAACTTTCTATCTAATTTAAGAATTTCCTTTACTCCTTGTTGAGCCAACCAGTGGATAGGAGTACATCCATTTTCTTCTTTAGTTATAAGAAGTTCCTTAGACAAAGTAATTTTCAAAGTAATTTTATCACCATCTATTTTAATCATTTCGATTTCCTTTGTTTTTTATTTTTCTATTAGGCGTGTACACAGCTTAATAATAATATAGAATTCTTTTTACAAGAGAGCAATAGTTTTATATATTTTTCTTATAATTTTCTTAAGGCTGGCTAAATTTGCGTAAAAACGCCACTTTTTACTACTAATTAAATAGGAATTTAATTAAAAAAATTAATAAAAAAGACCGAAAACAGCTTAATTTTAAGTGTTTTCGGTCTATTGAACTCACTCATTTTGCCATCTTGTATTCCTCTATTTTTTTCTTCGGGAACTGCATCCCAGAAAAAAGCATGAAGATGCGAATCTTTTCTTCATTTAGAAGATATACGCCTTTATGAACAGTGACTGATTTACCTAAATCTCCACCCATCATATTTATAATGGTTTCCGATAATTTTGGAATTGTATTTCCATCCATTTGTTCTAGGGCTTCTTTTCTGCAAGTGACAATGAAACTTGCGTGCGTAGCAGTGCTGATGTCAACATCTTGCAACAGCATACTTTGTTTCAATGTAGTTTTTACTTTATCAGAAAGAATCGTATCTCTAGCTAAATCAGAATCATTTATACTTAGTGCAGATTCAGGTATTCCTGCTATTGCCATAGTAGTTACCCCATGGGCAAGAACATCTGCGTAATCCTTTGGGTCAAATGTATCTAATTCTGTTTCTTTAGCACTCATTGAATTAAAAACATCAAATAGATTACAAACTAATTTGTTTGATTGCTGCCACTTGTTCAATGCATTTGCTCTTACTGCCTGAGCTATCCTTTGGTTATCAACAAAAATTATAGGGCTGTATTTATCATCAACTATTTTACTTAAAAGATAGCTTGTATTAGAAAGTACTTTAGAACTTTCACTTCTTGCAGGTAAAGCAACTAAAAATCCCACTTTAGTTCCGCTGTAATCTCCACTGCTGTCATATACCCATTGTTTACAAGCATTTGCAAAAATACTAGCACTTCCAGTCCCGCTACCTCCGCCAGCACCAACACAAATCAAGATGTTTGTAACATTTTTAAACATTGTGTTCATTTTTTTAACTAAGTCAGGTATGCAGGTTTTTGCAACTTTTTCACCTATCTCAACGTCTTTTCCTGCTCCGTCACTTTCAGTAGGAACAATCCAATGTTTTCTAGGAGCGTTTACTCCTTGCATATCTTTTTCAGTTGTATTAAATAGAATTATTTTTCTATAACCTATTTGATAAAAAGTATCAGCAAGTCGGCATCCGCCTTGACCTACGCCAATAATTCCAAAAGTTATTCCTTTAGGTTCTATGTCTTCATATTTATCTTCAACTTCTTCTGATTTAGCTTCAAGACTATCGAACTCATCAAAATCTAAACTCATATATTTTATCTCCTTAAAATAAATGGACTAGTTATTCCTTTCTTTTCCGCTTCTTGTGCCCACCTCTTTGAAATGCGTATACTTTCTTCCATACCGGCTAACCTTTGAGTTCCTACGCCTTTGTTTAACTCGGCTAATGCATCTGTGTTGCACAATACTGCGAACTCTTGAGGAATAGCAAATGTTTCAGATTTAATATTTTCAAGTTGGGGACATACACTCAAAAAGTCTTTTCTTGTTATAATATAACACATTAATTTTGCTACTTTTCCGTCAATAGTAGAAACAACTTCTTCCAAAACAGGATTAGGGTTATTTACTTTAAAAACTTTATTTGTAAGTGACCACATATTATGCTTAGAATATCCTCTTGACGGATGACCTGCGTACGGGTCTTCTATAATTCTGATATAATAATTCACGATTCAACCTCCGATTCTGATTCTCCAAAAGCATATACTAATCTTTTTTCGTATTTGTTTTTAGATAAATTTATTAAATTGACAGTATCGCTAAATACTATTCCTTCCTTGTTACACTTACTCGCATATTCAAGTAGCAGAGAGTATCTAGTAAGATACTTTTTAGGTTTATCTGTAAATGATAGTCTATAATAAAAAATCTCTTTAGATTTTAAAAGAGATAATTTAACTAATTTGTCATTGTAGACTATTGTTTCTTTACTCTGATTTACTTCACAAGATTTGAGGAATAGGAAATAGTCTTTTCCTATTTTTGTTATCATTTACATATCCTTATGTGTTTATTGAAGAAGTGGTAAAATACAAGTTATCTTTTCTTCTTTATCCATAGCAACACAAGCTTGACCATATATTGTTATAATAACACCATCGCCCTTCTCAATCTTTGAAACAAGGTTAATAAAATGATTTGCATTTAATCTATACTCACCTTCCTTTTCATAAGAAGCCTTTGCACACGAAATGCTTTTTCCAAGAGTGCTTTCATTCGCGATGGCTAATTTTTCGTTCTTGAACTTAAAAGAAACGATAGGGTCAATGTTTGCAAGTTTACTAACGACTATAACATCACTAACAAGACCTACTATATCTTTTGTTTTGATTTCAGCTCTATTTACTTCTTTCTGTCCTTTAAGCCACTCTACTATATCTTTCTTTTCATAAGGATTTGTAGTTACTATTACATCAAATTTTTTTCCTTTAAGACGTGTAAATGTTTCGTTATTGAAAAATTCTACTGAATCTTTGAACATAGAAAAACATTTTTGAAGGAGGAGTCCCTGAGTAGTAATACTTAAATCATTCATACCCTTTACTTTTGCTTTATATATTACGGAACTAAATCCATCATTTGATTGAACCGTTACCTTTTCTTTCCTTGACTTTATAGTTATGGGTAATCCAAGTTTTTTGTCGATTCTAGGGTCAGAAGAAGTGTATAAAACTTTATTTACAATCTTATCCAATTCTGAGGTTTCAATCTTTATACTATCCGAAGGAATTTCTTTTTTAGAAATATATTGTTTTTCAATAGAAGATTTATCGTCACTAACTACAAGTTTACCACTACTTGATCCGTTTTTATATTTCATTATAGTGTTATCTTCTTCATCTTTTTCAGACGAAATAGAAATATCCTTTGCTCTACTAGGAAGAGAAGAAAGGTAAACTGGATTTACTACAATATAGCCATCGTTAATTACATTAGCCTCAAGGCGAACTTTGATATAAATTCCTTGTTTAGCATAAATGCAATAAACTTTTCCTTCATTGGATTCTAGAAGTACATTATCCTGACTTGTAGCTACTGTTGATTTATCGCTATACATTGAAGCGATAGAATCAATAAATCCAATAACTTTTGATAGTTGTTTGCTTTCGCAAGAAAAATTTAAATTGCTCATATTTGTTTGTTTTTTCCTTTATTTTATATGTTTATTTATTTATTAAAAATCATCATTCTTAGGTAAGATAACTTTACTCTTATCTATATTATTTTTATCATCTCGTATGTTTTCTTCTGTTTTTGCATCTGTTATGCGCATATAGGGCATATCCATACGCATATCAAAAGAACCCAATTCTGAACCTCGGCTTTTTCCTAGATTCCAGTTGCATATTCCTTTCTCTCTATCTTCTTCAGTATAATGCCACCAGATAAAAGTATTCGCGTGTTCTTTGATTGCTCTGGCATATCTAACTAAATGAGTTTTTTCATCTAGCTGTGTCAAGATTACTACTATGCACTTATTAGCCTGTGCCCATCTTTTAGCATATCTAGCAACGCTAGAAAGCATCTGGGCCTCACTCATAGAAGAATCTTCTTGTGCGAGCAGGTTAATGTAATCAATAAATACCCACTTATATCCCATGTTGGTAAGAGGTGCTAATACTTTATGTATATTAACATCATCTGTGGGCGACCACATTTTATAGTAACAATTATTTTCTTTTCCTATATTTTCATATTTTTTCCAAGAGTGACGAATATTATGTTTTTCTTCCTCACTTAAATTTTTACTTTTAATTTTAGAATAAAGAACATTAGATACATTACTCATTACTCGTTCATAACACTCCGTGTTTTTCATTTCCAAAGAAACTACTATGGAATTTTCATGATTTACAGAGTATACAAACTTCTGCATATTAAAAGCAGCAGCAGTTTTACCACCGCCAGTAGTTGCAGAAAGAATGACCAAGTCTCCTTCTCCACAACCTCCACCTAAAAGTCTATCTAACTGATTAAAACCAGTTCTAGATAATTTATGTTTATCTTTTGATAGAATATCATTTAAAAGTTTTTTTGAAGAACCATCTTTAGAATTTCCGCCAGTAACAAAGTCTTCATCTTTCTTATCTCCGCTTTTTAATTCAAAAAGCGTGTTATCCAAATTAGCAATTATGCTATCACTATTCTCATTTCCATTCAATGACTCATATAAGTATTTCGTAGCTTCGGATAATTTTCTTCTTTTGTAGTATTCTTTTAGAGAAGATAAGCAACTTTTTACATCTTTACTCGATTCCAGTCGCTTATACTTCTTGTTCTTTAAGAACATTAAAGATTTTTCTTTTAAGTCAGGATGACCTAAAATAACTCTTAATGATGGAATATCTTTTCCCTCATCTACATACTCTCTATAAATCAAAGAGTACACATCCTTAGTTTCATTAAAAGCAAAAAGCTCTTTTCCAATAGAACCTATTATTTTTGACTTTATTTCTTTAGGCGTGTGACTGCTTAAAATTGTCTTTAATAAAGACAATTCCAAAGCAATTTCACCTTTTTTTGCCATAAGAATTTATCCTTTTACTTTACGAATAGATTGTTTCTTCGCAAAAAGTTACTCTGCTACAAGCATTTTTTGATAGTCTATCTACACAAGTTTCGTTTGAAGTAATAAAATTTGTATTCTTATATTCTTCAATAGTTTCAATCATTGAATTTAATTCTTTTTCTGAATTTAAATGAGGGAATACAAAAGTATCATCCATTCTAAAAAACTTTAATTGAGATATGTTATCAAGTGAATAATTTATTATGCTATCAATAAAAGGAAATCCATCTTCTCGTAAGGGAGCTCTATCTAAAAGTTTTTCAATATCCATTTTTCCAAAAATATGCAAGGTTATTACATAGTCAGAATATCTTTCTAGCTTGTCAAAAAATGAAGAAGAAATAGAAGAAAGAAAATCATCACTTAAAGATTTAACATACTCATACGAAATTTCTTTTTTCATCACTATATTCAAAAAATGAGATTTTGGCTTTTCCTCACTTTCTAAAAATTCATCATAGTTAATACGTGATATGTATTTGCCTTGTTTATACTTTACTATTGAATTCATCATATTTTATCCTTTTTATTTTATGTATTTTACAGATAGCTAGATAAGTACTTTATTTTAAAATCCTTGTCTAACGTAATCAAATGACTTAACAGTTTCGTCAAAACCAACCAAAGTTCCGTATCCCATATTCAATTTATGTTTAACTAATTCCATACATCCACACATTTTACCTTCTTTATCCTTATGGTCACAAGCCTTTTTCCAGTAGTTTATTAGTGAACCACACTTTGAACATTTCCAACATTTGTTTTGTCCTACTTCAAAGTCTATGTCTATATGTGTAGGCATTTTCCATCCAAAGTATTTATAAACATATTTTCTACTATCTTCTGTAAATATCTTTCTAATTACTTTTGATGCTTTCATCACTTGTGAAGACGGAAGTTCAATAACAACGGAATCATGAACAGAGTTCACTATCTTCCATTTTAAATCATTTTTAATTATATACTTATGAAGAAGTGATAGTGAAACTAAAGCTAAGTCTGAGGCAAGTCCTTGAATCGGACTATTTACAGAACGCCTTTCCGCTCTGCCTATAAGTCTACTTCCCTCAATCCACAACCTTTTACCTTCTCCACTTCCTCTAGGAAATTCTTTAGATTTTTCAATAAGTTTTTTACCTTCGATTATTAAATCACCTAGTCTTCTCATTCTTCCTAGCGGTGATATGACATATCCACACTTATTGACCATCTTTTTCATAGACTCCGACCAAGCCACGCCGACGCCATAATTTTTAAAGAATATCTCAAACTTTTCGTGGGCTTGCTCTGGAGTTATATTCAATTGCTGTGCTACTGATCTCTCTCCCCTCTGATACATAATGCCAAGAGAAAGTGACTTCGCAGTCTGTCGTAAATCTTTCGTAACTTTTTTAATGGGAATATCATACATCTTTGCTGCTGTCTGCTTATGAATATCCCCTAATAGATGAGCTTCCTCTTCCAATTTTTCATTTGTTGGGTTAGCCCTAAACATCTGTCCTTTCTTGTAACTTTCATTAAAAGAATTACATAGATAGGGATCTCCGGATATTGCCGCCCAAAATCTGATCTCGTTTGCACAAAAATCAGCTTGTAATAAAACATTAGGATCATCTTTATCTTCAGATGGCTCCGCGCGGTACAAGCATTTTACACTCTTTTTAAGAGGGCTGTCACTTCTAGGAATTTGTTGTAGATTTGGTTGTGTGCTACAGATTCTTCCGGTAACTGTTCCATTCATAACAAAGTTTGCTCTGACTCTTCCATCCTTTGCATCTGAATTACCGATCATACATTTCCAAATGGAGTTTAAATAAGAAGATTTTAATTTCTTTAACCCCTGCTCTTCTTCATAAAGATGAACTATATTATTTTTATTGCTATATGCTTTTTGAAATAATTTTCCTGTTGAAAATTTACCTTTAGCTTTTTTATCTTTTACAGGAGTTAGTTTAAATCCTTTTTTGGATGTATAAAAAAGGGCAATGCGATGCGCGGGCTTATTTAAATCAAGAATCCAAGGAGTAGTCATACCGAATAAAGAAACGCTTTTACTTTGCGTGCTATACAATTCTTCATTAACTTTTACGCATTCTTCTGTATTTTTATATATTTTCTCGATTTCGTTTATTCGTTCCACAATAGGAGATTCATTTGATAACAAATATTTCAAATGCTTAACGTCTACGCAAAACCCATTGCTGCTTACCCAAGAAAGCATTTTAATAGCAGGAGAAATTAAATAAACTAAAAGTCTTTTTACTTTATCATAATAATCATATTTTTCAGCTACAAGTTTTAAGTAAGAGAAAAGACGAAAAGTTACATAAGCATCCATTCCAGCATAAACAATAAATTTATCTTTTGGTAATAAAAGTAAATTTTCATTTTTTCTAGCCTCAATGGCTTCTTTATCATATAGCTTAAATTGAAAAAATTCATTACATACAGATTTCAATGCGGCACTACATCTTACCTTATCTCCGTTTTCATCATATCTAAATTTTTGAATACGATTTTCATCAAGAAGATGAATAAATAGCATCGTATCAATAATAGGTTTTGCTACATATTTAACTCCAATCTGATTTAATAAGTGACAAACATCAAATTGAGCGTTATGACCAACCCAAGCTATATGAGTATTTTTGTCTTCAAACAATTCTTTTAATGCAGATTTTATTTTAGTAACTTGAGAAGGAGAATAATCAGTGTAGGGATAATCTAAACAAATAACATATCCAACTTTATCATCAATTCCTAATTGGATAGAAACAAGTCTATTGTATTTTTTTGCCAAAGATTCTGTCTCAGTATCAAAAGACACTAATCCTTTGTGCTTATACCTTAGATATGAAATAAATTTCATTGCTTTGTCAAATGACAATTCTTTAGATTTACCAAGTTTAGACCAGTACCTTGGATGTTCAACTGCGAAATCAATAGCACCTAGCATAGGGTAAACCTCTTTAATTATATCTTATATATTTTACAGTTTTAGAAGGAAGGGAATAGTTAGCTATTATATCAGATTTTTTAATATGTACAACTTAAATTTACATTTGATTTATTTAAAGTTTTATATGAACAATCCATACTTTGACATAGCTTCGTCATAATTTGATTTTGGAACAAATAATTTTTCAGTCACTACTTTAAGATTATCATGAATTTGTGATCTTCTGTTACACGCTACGATAGGAACGAAGTCGTTGGGCATCACATACTCAGAAATGTAGATATTCTTTTTAGTTGAAGCCCATTCATAAAATTTATCATAGTCAAATTTATTTTTTGTATAGCCTGTTGTTCTGGTGCCTAGATATGGAGGGTCACAATAGATCAAACTATTTTTAGGTATCTTGATTTTTTCATAGGAAGTATTAAATAATTCTATGTTTACATTTTGTAAATCTTTTTGAAAATTAAAAATACGATTAACGTAAGTGTCTAGGCAAAAACGATACAAATCTTTTAATTGTTTTATTTTTTGTTTATAAGTATCTCCATACTTACTTATGGCTTCTTTCCAATCATTCAGCATATAGCAATCACATATTAATTTTTGATATTTTTCTTTTTCTTTAGAACAGAAGTAATCTTCTCTATTATTTTTAAAAGAAAAAATAGTTTTTATAAATACATCTTTGCTGGAATGAAACTCTTTTCTATCAACGAAATGATCTATCCCTGTAAAAGCATTATTCTTTAGTAATTTTATGGTTAAATAAATATCTTTTGACAAATCGTTGTATATAAATTGTTTATATTTGTTGCTAAGTATAGCTTTATGCATCATACTTGCTCCACCTCCAAATATGTCTACAAAAACTTTACAAGATGGAAGCATAGTAATTAAATCATCAGCTATTATATTTTTAGAACCTAAGTATGGAACACCATAGCTCATTTAACATACCAACTTATTTCTAAATTTTTTCCAAATAGCTTATCAAATATAGAAAGCATTGAATAACGTGTATAGGAATATTTTTTGCAAATGAGATATATCTTTTCTTTATTTATACACAGCTTATTATTGTAAAGGTCTAAGGACATGATGAAATCATCATCAAAAACTTTATAATAAATAGTTGGATAATTTACTTCTTTTCCATTTATATCATAAAAAGAAATTATTTTAAATTTAGACAACATATCTTTTATTTCTTTTTCAAAATATGTAAACTCTAAATTTTTTGACTCTTGTTTTTCTATGCTAGAAAGTTTTTTGAATAATAGTTTTATAGGATCTAGGCAATTGTCATTCGTAAGTTCTATAGTTTTACTGTTTTTTGTAAGACTAATGGAATTAATTATATTCTCATTCCTGCAAACCTCTAGGAGCACTTCTGTACTACCTATCTGTAAGGTTAAATCCATTTTATTTAACAAGCATTTGGTTTCCTTAATATAATATCTTATCCTAATTAGAGATAGGAATTCATCAAAGCAATCTTTATTCATAGTTTAATTTATCCTTTAAAATAAATTTAAAGAGTTATGTTGTTGTTTTCCGATAATAAAGTCACATATAAAGTTTCTTGCATAATCTTTAGAAATCATAGATCTTTCTTTGCTGCATATACCTGCCTTTACGCCCTCTTTCATTTTACTAATGAATTTTTGCTTTTTATCTTTTTGATAACAAAATCCTTGTGTAGGTTTTATGTTTATGAACCAATATGCCGTAGGTTTTTTGAAATAATCACCACGAAGCATTCTATTATTATCTATCAATGTAGGTGGATCAAAATTATTTTTTAGATACCCTGCACCAGTCCATGGATTTTCGACAATCATTCTTAGATTCTTAGTTTTTATGACGCAAAATAATTTTAGCAATAGATTATAAAAGTGTGTCCTATCATTACTCCTTTTGAGAATATGCTTATATACTTCTTTAGTACTATGATTCTTGTACTTATTATAAGTTTTTGTAAGCATATTAAGCTGTGCGTTAGCACAAAAATATATGCAAGGGAAAAAGGCAACAACCAAGTCTTCTTTATCAATCTTATCGAAGAGACTAGCTTCATCTTTATAAGCTTTATTTATTTCTGTAAATAAATCTTCTATATGATCTGTTTGATTAAAATGGTTTTGAATATCATAATCTTCAGCTGGAATACCTAATTTTATGAATTCATTTTTAAAAGTCCCGCTCTGCTCAAAGAAGCAATGCACTTTCTTTATTTTATTCATAATTGCCTATTTAAATGAAACTATTTTTAATGCTTTAAAAAATTCTTTATTGTGGCAAAGACTTTTTGTTTGTCATTATTTATTTCTTCGTCAGTAATACGAATTGTCTTTATCCCATGCTTTTCTAACATATAGTTATCCCTGCGTCTGTCTTTTTCGGGAACACCCGCAAGACTATGCCAATATACGCCATCGCACTCTAAGTCAATTTTAAAATCAGGTAAATATATATCGCAACTATACCTACCGAATCTTTTTTCATCTTCCCATTTTATTCCTAGGGATTCACAGATGCGTATTAAAATTCTGTGTGGTCTAGTTAAAGATGTTTTACATCTTTTTCTTCCTCTGGGGACGGCTACCAATTCTCCATTTTCATTTTCTAAATAAGAGCGGTGTTGGTGTTTCATATTCATTTCTTCATATTTAGATACATAGGAAAATCCGAATATACCGTACTCTTTTCATAATCCTCATCCAATGTTAAGATATTAACCATAGATGAAAATTTTTCATAACATTTTTTCTCTATGTCTCTATTAAGCTTGCTGTCTATGTCCATAGTCACAGAATTCAAATCTTTTTTAACTATGACTACTGTAGGAACTTGGTCACATTCTCCTAGTCTTATTTCAATGATTTTGTCATAACTTTTTAAAATTTGTGAAACGACATACTCCATGGCAAGTAGAATCTGCGCCGATATTAAATACAAAAAACCTGTGGAATAATTTTCTGTAGTCAGAAATTCATTTTCATTAATTTTCATATTGCAACCCATATTAAAAATAAAAGCCATAGAATAAAGACTATTAAATAAAAAACATAACTATAATTTGATGGCTTTGAACGTATATACTTTATATACTCCTCATCAAGTTTATCGGACATCTTTTTATTCATTTGTCAAATCTCCCTATAAATTTCTTTATTTTATCTACAATACACTGTCCATCAATTATATTTTTAGTTTCAATAATTTTCACAAATCTATTAACTATTGATTTACACCATATAGGTATGACTTCTTTCTTGGTCAGTAAAACACATCTTTTCCAATGTCCATCAAATTTAGTAAGACCATTTTTATCAATTTTTAATTTACAATTAATTGATTTAAAATAAGCACTATATGATAGTTTATTACGTTTACAAATATATCCACGAAAATACTTATTATCGCATTTCAAAATAATTTCATCTTTTTTATTTAAATCCATTATTAAGTTATCTTTGAGTATTCCGTCTAAAATAAGATTTAATTTTGAATTTTTATTAATGTCACATCCCCAAATTCTATAAATATGCTTTACTCCATACTTAGAAGTAATCAGCTTATCCCTTTTTTTATCTCTTTCCGTGCCATAAGGGTAGCCATGCCATTTTCCACCATCACATTCTATGGCGACATTTAGTTTTGGCAAATAAATATCAACTGAATATGGAGTAAATTCTTTTTCGATTTCAAATTTAACGTTTCTATGTTCCAAATAAGCTATGACTTTTTTATGAATGTCAGTCATAGTAGTTCTTTGGTGAGAAATTTTATAACTATCTTCAAATAAACCCATAAAACAAGTTATCCCTCTAGTTCAGAAAACATTTTAAGATACTTGCTAACAGTCTCATCATAAACAATATTATTTTTGTCACTTACTGGTTCTAAACTTTTGTAATAAAGAATCATTTTATTTTACCTTTTGCCAACGTGTAATATAAATAAAAAAGAGTACCAAAAGAACTATAAAATATAAATTTTTTATAAATTCTTTTGACACTCTTTTACAGTTTTAGAAAAGTTTACTTATTTATCTTTTTATCTATTTTCTTCAATGTATGTAACTATCCATCCTTATAAGAATGCAATTAAACGTTTTATGAAAATAATCCATACTTCGGTTCATAATTACAAATAAATACTTCGTCTGTAGATTCTTTGCTCTTATCGAGTCTACCTATATGATATACTATGTTAAAATGAATAACTTTGTACTTATTTTTAGATACCCAATTTTTTAAATTATTGCTGTCTATTCCTTTATTTGAAAATACATTACTCATACCCCATTTTATATTATGCTTTGTTAATTTATCACAAAGTTTCCTAAGTGCTAAGTCATCATCTAAACCCCAAGACCTATCCTTAGCTCCTTCATTGTAAACCGCCATACTTCCATAGTAAGGGGGATCAAAATACACAAAGTCATTTTCTCTTAACTTTGAATAATCTATATCAGAATAGCTTCTGTTTAGTAAAGTAATTTTTTTATCAAATAAATCAAAATTTAATATATTATATATTGCGTGTTTATTTAAAATATTACTACCTAGGGCAACATTAAATTTATTATTAGTAAATCGTATCAAATGGCAAAAAGAATAATAGTGAAGAAGAAAAAGATAAATTGGTTTTTTATTTTTATTATAAAAATTTCTGAAAGTTTCATAGCTTTTTATATATTTATTTTTTTTCTGCTGATTTCTTTTATGAGGTAAATGAAATTTTTTTATTAAAAATCTAAGTCTAACTATTAACTTTTCTCTATCTTGACTAAATTTTTTCAATAATTTATATATAGAAAATATACGATAATCTTTATCATTTATTATATAGCTATTAGCTTTAACATTTAACGAAACCGTTAAGGAACCTGCGAAGGCATCAACGAAAGTATTTATATTTTTTGGGAAATATTCAAGTAACCCTTTAGAAATAAGCCTTCTTTTGCTTCCCATATATATTATAGGAGAAATTTTCATTATTTATTCTATTCCTACGCTATTCGAGATGCCACTTCCTGTTCCCGTGCCACTTCCTGTCCCAATTACCGATTTACCGTCTTCTTGTAATTCTCCGTTATTTGTTGTAGTTACATTTACTTTAACCTCAGTAGAAACACTTATTTTCTGAGCTTGTAGAAATTGCAAAATAGTTATTACTAAATCATCAACAAAATTTTTTATGCAGTTATCTACTGCATAAGAATCACTATAATCAGCATCCATTCTAGCTTTTTCATAATCAATTATATTTTTTCTGATATTAGTTGTCAAGTCTACTTTTTGAGATATAACGCCTTGATATAAAGTAATATCTTTTTTTATCAAATCTGTAAATTTTTGTTTCTCTGAAGAAACTTTCATTTTTGCAAGTTGATCTTCACTAAGTCCTGATTGTTCAGGTATTGGATAATTGGCCATGTTTAATTTCCTTTATGTGTTTATTTAGTTTCAACATTTCTACTAATTTGATTAGGAAGTGCCTGTGCCAGAGTTATACACGCAGCGGCAAAATCAGGACTTGGTGTAGGAGATAAACCTGGATGTACGTGAGCTGCGACGCTAGACAAAAATAATATAAACGCTTGAATAAAAGTGTCACCATAAAGTAGGGGATGCGTTGCAGAAGAACATAACTTAACCAGATTACCTTCAAGCGTAGCTGTACTCGCAGACTGTATAGTTGTGTCGGAAGAAGAATCTATTGTTATTCCTGCGGAAGTTTTTACAGATATGTCTTTTGTGACTGTTATTGAAACGTCAGCCCCAACATTTCCAACCAATCTTCCTGATGTTAAGTCAAAATTAAAACCATTCGTGGCTTCCGCAGGAAGTACAAATGAGCAATTACCCTTATTATCCATCTCAAAAGAAGCATATTGTTGTAGTTTTGTGTAATATCTGTTTCTAACGCGAAGGAAATTTCCAGTACTTGTACTTATAACACAAATTCCACGGTCATCAATAACATTACCCTTTCTTAAGTCAAGAAGATAACCTAAGTCTGATTTCATAACTAAAGTTTCTTCTTTAGCAAATCCTGATTCTCCAGAAGGAGCTTTTATGATAATATCATCAATACTATTCTTTGGTCTTCGCACAACGCCTAATCTATACTCATCATCAATAGTTGCAGATTTGTGCTTGTGCATTTGAAAAACAAACGTAGGTGCTTTTTGAAACAAAGTTAAAGAATCACCATTTAAGGTGACTTCTACTAAACCTGCTCTTGTCTGTTTAATCGGTCTGTTTGTATGAAAAGTATAAGCCATCCCATAGCTCATTCTATCGAGCTCACCTTCTGCTAATTCTCTATAAATAGAATTTCCGGAATTAAATCCCGCTATAGGATTTTCGGGATTCATGTTCCGATAACCAGTCATTAGTGATTGTCGGCTTTCCGCATTATACGATATGTTTAAGACAGCCCCGGCTTCGGGCATACATCTATCCCAAGAATTTACAGATAAAAATGGATGAAGTACATTAACTTTTACAGGGGAACCAAATAAAATAAGTTCCTCACTTTCAGCATTTACTTGTTTTATCTGTGCAAAAACATCTCCAAGTAAAAATCTATTTTTTTCTATACTTCTTTTTCTTATTTGTCTTTTCTCTGCATAGGCACTAGTAGCATTAAACATAATAAGTCAATCCTTTACTTATTTATTTATCCGTATATAAAACATTTATTCCAGTTTCACCTAACTTAACGGTGTTATTTCCATTCTTATCCGTGTATTCGATAGGTGTACCTTTTCCATTAAATATATTTATGAAGGTATTATCTTCTCTCATCTTGCGTATAAACCTTAAGTCAACTGTTGAAGATACACTTTCATTTACTTGAAAAGTAAATGAAAAAGAACTTACTATACCCAATCTACATCTTTCAACATTTAACATAGGCTTATTCGGAAAAATTGCCCATCTAAATGCTATTTCCATTTCCATAGAAGATGAAAGAATGTTTCTTTTTATAAGTTCAAGAACTGCTTGATTTAACAAAGGAGAAGTGCTTGCCGATTCAAGCATCGTAGGAACTGTAAGTTCCTCTATATTTACACCATACTTAAAAGCCAAGGCGTCACACCATGCATACGCGGTATGAACAAAATCAATAACTTTTTGAACTTGAGTTTCTGGTCTAGTTACGCCACCAGTTGCAGCAACGCCTGTAACAACATCATCTACAACTTCATTCACAGTTCCTGAAATTAAGTGATTATTAACTCTTAATTGATCTGCGTAGGCACCAAAACTATCTGGAGAAAAGTCATACATAGGAAATTCAACTACAATATCTCCCATAGAATTACAAAACCATTGGTAATCAAGGGCTTCAATCGCCTTATTGAACATTTCATATCTGGTACTAAATTGGAAATCTGAATTTATACTGTCTAACTGACTACTAAAGATACTACTAGCTTTTAATCCATTTCTTGGAACTAACAAATGAACAAATCCATTATAGGGGTCAAATTCTCCGTAAGGAATAGTGGCAGAACCTACTTTATAAACTTCATCACTTGTAAAATAATCCGCTTTAGTTCCAAAGACTAAAACATCATACCACAGTTCCATAGCATCTATGTGGTCTTGATTTACTTTTTTCTTTTTTTCATCTTCCCAATAATAAGGACAATTTAGTACAAATCCTGGAAGAAAACAACCTATACCATTTTTTGAAGGTTTAGTTCCTTCTGAAGCAGTTTCTAAATTTATTGCTTTTAAATAAGCATTATTGTAATAAATGCTATCAGATAGAGTAGCTACTACTTTACCTATAAAATCTTTTTTAAAGTCTGTATAAGAATGAACTCTTCCTGTCGATAAATCAAGAAGTACTTGTCCTACTCCACTATGAGAATACTTTGTTCCTGCTTCTCCTCCTTTTCCTCCGTCAGCAATAACGTCACCCATATATCCAACGTAACTTCCATCACCAGTTCTCATTTCTGATTTCTGTCTTTGCGTATCTGTTCCTACTTCCCATCTTGGATTAGTTAGAACTCGTTGCTTCTGCATAATTCCTCTTATGTCATAGCAACTAACAGTAAAATACTTCTCACCATTTACATAATCAGTATGATCTGTTATGTTTTGAATAAAACCAGTAAACATAGGTGCCCACTTATCTTCTGAGAAAGGAGAAGATGGGTCTCGTATAAAAAATCTAATTGGGTCATTTTTTTCAAATATACAAGATTCAATAGTTAGAGGATATGGCTTAAAGCCTTCCGTGAAGTCTACTTGAATATATTTTGATAAAACTATATCCGCATTTAAAATTGATTTATTTATATAAACTAGCTGCTTTGCTGCATCAGAGTATAAGTTATCATTAAATAATTCTTTATATGTATAAGTTTTTAATACTTGATTGCTGTGTAATTTACTTATTTTAGAATTTAAGTTATCTTTTTGAACATTATAATTAGCCGACGAATTGAAATTTGCACTTATTTTATATCTTCCATTTTCTTTTGAAAAATTATTTAAAACTATATTTTTCTTTGTTTTTGCAGAAGTAATATCATTATTTAGAGAAGCTATTTGCTTAGTAATACTAGTTACTTGCTTTTGGTAAGTATTTTGTTCTTTAGTGTCTTCTCGTAAAAGTTCTTTTATACTTTTTACACTGCTCTTATCGGTATTACCCTTCAATGCCTCATTTAAATCGTTTATCATATCTGTATATTTTTGAAGATATACATTCGCATCATCTAACTCACTTTTAAGTTTAGCTATCTTTTCATTATCGTCATTCACTGTTGCGCTCAAACTGTCCAATGCCTTAGACGCAGAGTCTGGTATAGCTTCTGTTATATCTACTGATTTTGAATTTTCATTTTTCTTATAGGTATACTCATTTGTTCCACGGTCATATTCTTTTATATAACCTTTATTATCTGCGGTAAGAGTAAATATATCATTTACATTATCTAAATCAAAACTCATGGTTCCTGGCCCGTTTCTGTCAGGTCTAGTAACAGTTATTCCGCCTCTGACGTGTGCAGTAACTTCTGCACCAAAAATAAACATTCTAAAGTCGTGATTAAAAAATTTTTGACTATCTTTAAAATAAAAATTAGACCTTCTTCCAGATTTAAATTCCTGTCTTTCAGAAGATACAACATCAACATCATCTACACTATAATCAGCAGAGTTGATTTTAGTCTTACTTTTACTTTTAGTATTACTATTCTTTTCATTAGACTTTTTAGCAGATTCCTTAGCCATTGCTTTCCTTCTTTGAGAAAAAATGTCTCATTGAACTAATAGTATTATTTAACTTTTCTAGTTCTTTCTCAACAGAATTATCTTTTTTCTTGTTGTCTAATTTTGCAAACTTCTTATCTAGTTCTCTGTCTAGTATCTTATCTTTTAAATCTTCATTCAAACCAACTACATCTATTAAAAATCCTAACCTTTTTATTTCTAATAACTTTTCAAACTGTTCCGATTCTTTTTCAAAGTCTAATTCAATGTTTAAACCCTTTTGCTTTATTTGATCTCGCAAAGACTTGTTGTAAATAGAATACGCTAATTTTAACTTAAATATTTCTTCTGTGCTGCTAGAATAAATATCTACTTTTTTAGAATCTAGTATAGGAAAATGTTTTACGATTTCTTTTCCTACAACGAAATTAATACCATCTTCCTTTTTTACATCAAAGTCAACAGTTCCATCATCAAGTATAAGTTCTTTTTTAACTTTTTTTTCACTATCTTCTTCATAAGACTTTTTTCTTTTTTTAAACAAAGACTCTAAATCATTTTCCATAAAATTAGTCCTCATCTAAACCAGACAACGCCTGTTCTAAATTTTCAAGAGTTTCTTTATTTATAGGATTCTCTTTCATAGAGCATTCTTCAATAGCAGAAGCTAAAGTCAAAATAGCCTCTGCTGGAATTTTTACAACTACAAAATTTCCTCTCTTTCCACTCATAGACATAGTTAAAGTTTTTCCACTTAACCTCGCAGTCAGTCCTTCTATTATTGTGTAAGGAGGGTCAAATTTTGCAATACTCCTTCCATCGCTATCCAAATGTGGAATAATAGGATTATCTCTTGAATCACTTTCAAGATATATAGCATTGTCTTTTATAGTAAAATTTGTCATACCATAGTCCTTTGAATAATTCCTTCTCCGACACTTTTTATTTCTTTTAATGTGAAGTGTGCACTATCCATCGCGGATAAAACTTTATTTATATCATCAATCAATTCTTCAATTTCATATTTATGTTTCAACACGTCTTCATATACTATGTCTATCAAAGATAGCTTGGCTTCTTTCGTCATTGAAGACATAAGTGCGCCATATTCTACCATAATATAATTTTTTGAGTTTGTATAGATATAGTTTAATCTGTTAAGCATCTTTTTTAAATTTATATAAAGCTCGACGGCTCTAACTCTATACTGCTCATTTATTACCATCTTTTTAGCTATATTAGTCATATCAGAATTTGGAACGTTGAAAGATAGGTCAAATCCAATATCTAATTTCATGTTATCTATCTTTTTAGAAAACATAAGAAGAGATTTTATTTCTTTTCTTACTGGATTTGGGTCAATGTAATATTTTTCTGCCATGGATAAGGAATCAGATACTACACTTCTATTTTTAATTCTTTTTATTAAAATTTCTATATTCATTTTAGAATAACTCCACTATTTCTTTTCCATCTTTTCTGGGTTTTTCAAAAAATGGTTTTATGTTCATTTTTTTCTTAACCATATCCCAATGCGATATATTTTGTTTATGCTCAATGCTTGAATATCCTGTTTTTCCTTCTCCCAAATGAATAGATTTAATATAAATGAATTTTTGTTCATCATACTGCTTCTTTCTTTTTTGGTATGAACCAAAACATACTCCAGCATTATCTATAAAGTCATATATTATAGCTTCTTTCTTTGATGGAATCTTAGTTCTTATTCGCGAAAACTGCTGATAATAAGTAGGTTCATTGCTTATTGGCAGTATATTAAAATAAACATCCCATCTAGGGATGTTTATTCCTGTAAGCATACTTCTCATAGCAACTACTACTTTCAATTTTCCACTATCGGCGCAACTTAAAATTTTATTACGGTCTGACTTACCGTGAAATGCCTCAGAAGGAACACCCAGCTTATTCAAGCTACTTGCTAATAGCTTTGCATGATTTACTCTATCCGTTCCAATTAAAATATATTTTCCTTGTTCTGAAAGCTGCTTTGCAAGTTTTACTATTTTGTTATTCCTATATTCATTATTACAGTAGCTATTAATAAGCTTAGACCAAGCGTAAGGCCCTCCGCCGAAAGATGGAGGTATTATATCAGTATACGTAGGACAAACTTTACAAACCATTTGTTCCATTTTTCCTTCGGCCACCACATTTCCAACTATATATCTGCAATAAATTTCTCTTCCGTCTTTTCTTTCAACGGTCGCAGTTACTCCGCCCTTATACCTGGCAGTGAACTTACTTATAACGTCTTTAGGACACTCTGCATTGCACTTATGTATTTCATCTATAAAAATTAACCCAAAAGCATTTCTATACCTATGCAGTTTTAATGGATTTCTATGCCATTTTTGCCAACTAGATAAAACTATATCATACTTATTTATGTCAGACCATTTTTTTAAATGGCCTATTATTGGATGTTTTGTAGATTCAATGTCGTTAATGTTAGAAACAAATTTTCTATATTCTTTTTCCCATTGATTTAATAATTCTATGTGGTCTGCAATAATCAAAGTTTTTCTTTTTAACTTTGTGACTATGTATCCCATACATATAGTCTTACCAAACCTAGCCCCACATTTCATTATTCCATTTTTCTTATCTAACCATTCTTTAATTACTTCTTTTTGCCCACTCTTAAAACAAAAGCCGTCTTTAATCTTCAAGTGACTCAATGAATAGTCACTCATAGGAACATCCGCTCTATTATCAAGAATACGAAAATCTCTAAAATACTTTTTTAGCAAATCTTTTCTTCCGGTATAAAAGTTATAAGTATTTTTTACTTTATTGAAATAATAACCTTTAACTTTTAAATCAAGACTACCATCATAATCTTCGTCTTCTTTTAGCTTATCTTCACCACCTCCATAATAATTTACCAGAGTTGATGTAAAAGCATCAGTAATTTCTTTTGTAACATACTTTTTAGGAACAGAAAGAACATTGCTAATAACGGCTTTCTTCATTTTATTTTCCTTCTTCTTTTTTCTCCTCTTTTACACTTTCATCTTTAGTTACATTATCGCCATACACAGCAGTAACTTTAGCTGATTTATCATTGACTACTTCTTCCCTTGCAACAAGAATATCATTTTCTTCTTTTTTCATACCCATTTCCTTTTTTGAGTTTAATGAACTACCATCATTCTATGTTAAGAATTGTTTTTAACAAAATTTTTTATTTTAATTTTTAACTGATTTATATATTTAATAGGAGCATTTCCTGGGTCTAAATTTTTTTCTCGGTCTCCTATAATCGGAAGTCTTAACCGTAATGTAGGTACATAATCTTTTATTGATTCATATACCATTTTACTATCCTTCCAACCAGTTTCGTCCCCATCAAAAAATACAATTACATGACTAGCTTTATTAGCCAACAAATCCCTTTTTTCTTCTGACCAATTTCCAGCGCCAAGCATACAGCAAGATTGAATACCTTCTTGAATCAGTCTTAATGAGTCAAAAGGCCCTTCTACTAAAACGATAGGAGTATTATCCGCATACTTCTCATGAAACAAAACAGTTTTTGAAGCCCACTCACCTTCACTATTTTTTTGCTTCAAACAAAATTTATCTTGTCTTTCTTTTTCTCTAGCTAAAGCTATCCATCCTATCTTTTCTTTATTCTCATCATACGCATAAAACAAAAGTCTTTCAGTTCCTCCAATATCCAGTAATTCCCCTCTTTTATTTCTAGCATCTGGATTATAATCAAAATAGCTATATGCTCCCATTTTTTTCAAAACTTTTTCACCTATTCCTCTCCAAGAATATTTCCAATCTCCCAATAAAAGTGGAGAGATAGGAACAAATTCTTTTTTTGTACTTTTCTCAATAGAGAAGTCAAAAAGCTTATCATCAAGATAACTTCCTGCTCGTGGAATAGGTTCTGCTTTTAACCTTCTTTCTTTTGGAAGAGTTTCATCAGTAATTAATTTATTAAAAAACCCAACTTTTCCACAAGACCAGCAATGAAAAATGCCAACAGGTATGTATTCTTCACCCCTATAGTGAGGAACTAGATTTATAGAAAGTCTGTGATAGCTATAGCTAGGATAAGTTGGAGAATGGTAAGGACAAGTTATTACTACGCTGTCTTTTCTCATAGTATGTGGTAGCTTATCCAAACATTTCATAATGTGAGAAACTGCGGATTCACCATCAAGATATTTTTCTTCCATATAGGTATGATACTTATATATTTAAATCATTTATTAAAATCATCTTAAAAATCATTATCCTTTAAAGATTTAGCTTGTACTGTTGCGTATACTCCAATGTCCTTAAAATCTACAATCCATACGCCATCGCAATCTTTAATGTAAGCAATATGTTCAATCATTTTATATTCCTATATTTTATAAATACATACATACGTATGTGCAACACTAAATAATCTTTTCAGTCTTTAACGGTCGTATTGATGCTATTTTTATAGCCCATTCTATTTCATCTTTACCATACGTATATTTTGTTCCATCACCTCTCTCTGTGTAAAAATCATCAAATGAGGATAATAGTTCAGTTTCCATATCTATATTCCTTTTTCCAAAAAGAATAGTCCTGTAGTCTTTTACTTTAAAGACATATAACTCATATTCTCCATAAAAACTATCATCAGAAATTTTCTTTTTAATCTCGGCAATCTCAAGTAGTGATTTTGAATATTGGATGTTCAAAAACATAGGAGTGCTATAAGATTTTTTAGATACCTTAAAAAACACGTCAAACGCACTTCTGCACAGGGGACACTCTCTTTTTATAAGAGTATCCATAGGTTTAAGTCCAGTAAATAAATGCTGTTTCATTATGGGGTATCCAACCATCGGTTCACCGCATACGGGACATTTAAATTCAAGTCTATTATCCTTAAGAATGGTGTATTTGTAAGCCCTGTCCATTACTCTCTTGTCTTCGGTATCATAATAATTCATTATTATACTCCTAGTAAAAGAATCCATGTAAGTATTATCTGCTCTAAATGGAATATCTGATCTACTATCAAACTTATATTCTTTTTATTTGCTTTTAAATCATCCACTACTGCATGAATTATCGTATTCAAAATAACCATGACTATGAATAAGTTACCAATATGAGTAACTAAAGCCACAGGTAGCATCATAACAAAAGTCCATTCAAAACTATGAGCAAGAAGACTTATGATATAATCCTTTTCATACATAGGATGTGGACAATTCTTTTTCCACCATTCTTTTTGTTTCAAATTAGCCAGGCAACCCTGTAGATGAAAGTCATCTACTAAGTGAAGAAAAATCATAAGAAATAAAATAAAAATTTTCATTACAATAACCCTTCTTTTCTCATAGCGTCAAGAGCTATGTCTATAAAGTTCCTAATGTTTTTACGAAATAAAACATCGCTGTCGCAGTCATTTCTTTTAATTCTGTGTATACCTCCATCCGATAAAACCCAGCCCATTGAGTCATAAACTTTTCTTTTAGCTTTAGAAGATAGCTTTTCATAATTAGGTATTCTATTTACGATGGAATCACTAATTGAATCTCCAATCATATTGTCTAGGTAAGCGTCATTAGATAATTTTGAAATATCCAACTTACAAAATTCATTTGGGTTATTCTTTTTGTAGTCGTATTTACTATTTATATCATTGACCATTTCCTTTATTCTTTTAATCGTTTTATTGGCTTCATCTTTTGATGAAGCCTTTATTTTAATCTGTGCATTCCAAATAAATTCCATATTATTTTCTATTTATATATTTCATTTTTTCTTTTACATTTTCAAAAGTTCTAATTAAGCAATGAATTTTACGGTCAACAAAAGATTCAGAATATACCGTTTCCATTAAACACCTAACGTCATTAAACAACACTTCCAAAACTTCATGAAAAGCTGTCTTATCAATATCATTGTATGTTGTTTCTATGTTGGAAAGATATGATATAGTATATGCTATGGTTACTCTATGCTGTGTGTCTGTTAAAACGTTATCCTCACCATACATAGATCCTTCGACACCATCTTTTACTTGAGGAAGCACATCAATTTCATAGGATATTAAACCAAATAAATTCTGATAAAAAGAAACTCTTTCCTTAAAGAATTTTATTCTTTTATTATACTCTTTTTTACTTATAGACTTACTCATAGTTTTTCCTAATCCTCATAATTCATACTAATTAAAAATATTCTGTATATTTTATTTGAGTTATTCTTAATATCTTTGATTACTTTTTCTGCATTTTCCTTATATTTAAAAAATTACGTCTGCTATATGGGTGTATTTTTTAATCAATCTTTATGAAGTGGGAAATCCCTAATCTGTTTTGCAATTTTCACTCTCTCTTTACCCAGGCTACACTTCCACTTCAGCCACAATCCATCTAAGCATATTTCCTCAACATCATTATTTCCGAAACCAAATAATGTTGCCCTTTTTACAATAGACCTAGCCTTTATATCAAAAGGACAATAGTTACAGCGAATTTTGAACATTCCCTTGCCAAGTTCAGACCTTCTAGATCTAGAAGCTTGTTCACACGCGAAGCAACAAAGGTCTCCGGAAAGCCCTATGTACTCTGGATGTTCTGCAATCCAATTAAACTTGTGGGCATCTGGATGTTTGCTTAACCAATCCCACATTTTATAATGTGCTTTGTGCCACTCAGGATCTTCATCCTTAAGTATTTTTCTTTTAGTACTAATTCTCAAATAAATGTATATGCATAGTATACTTAAAAACGAAACGGTAAAACTTATAATGAACAGTTCCATGAGTATTCCTTTTTTTTAATTGTTTGTTATATTATTTTACACTTTTTCAAGCATTTAATCTTGGACGAATTTTAATATAGAATCCTTGTTAGACTTATAATATTTATCCCAGATTCCTATTACTTCATCAGTGCAAGTCAAATCATCCATATCATATTCTTTCTTAACTACTGGACTAGCCACATAAACATTTTCTGATCCTATAAACTGTTTAGCAATATAAGTAGCACTCTGATTTGACCTAGCCACAAGCTTTTTAAAAATATATACTGCCCACTCCACAGTATTTTTATTTCCACCAATACCTTTTTTATCAACAGTCATACCAGTATCTAAATGAAGAATTTTAATATTTCTTCCATAATTAGATTTTTTAGGATCATTCATGCCCGCAGCTAGAATAGCAATAGGATTATTTGCAAAATTTCCACCATCAATCCAAGACATATCATTTCCGGCTGGAAAGAAGTACGTTTCTGCACTAGTGCTCGCTATAACAGAAAACCATTTATCTACGTCCATGTCACCTCTATCAAAAACTTTTTCTGGATTATTTACAGAAATGATATTAAAAGCAGGGATGAAAATCGGTTTTTTCCAATCGGACATTTTTCCTACTAGTTTTTCTTTTAACAATTTTTTCAGATAAGAATTATCATAAGTAGGACAAGGATATTTTTTAACTTTATCAATAACCCCGTATTTTGTAAATATCTTCTTTAGATTATTTTTATACATATCAAAAATATCAAGTGCAGAAATTTCTTCATCTAGGCATCCCGCTAAAATAGCACCCGTAGAAGTTCCAGCATACCCAACTGACATATCGGATATTTTTTTCCCTAAATCACATTCTATGTTTGATAATAATCTTGCAGGCCCTATGCCTAATGCACCGCCGCCTGAGCAAGATATTGCTAGTGATCCCATAATTAGTTTACCTCTCATCTTTGATCTAACAAATGATTAGAAAAATATTTTTTCAAATCTTCTAAAGCAGCTATAACATCATTATGAAAAAATAAAATATATTCCTTATAGAAGTGATTGTTAATGTATACTGATACCTTCCCCTCGGATACACTTATCTTAGTATTACATCCATTATCAAATACTAAACATTTTAAATCTAAAAATATTAATTTTACACCCAGGCAAATAGCAGTATCAGTAATTACATCTATTTTCATTAACTACTCCTTAACATTTTATTTAATTGTTAATACCAATTTTGTTCCGATATAGTTACCAAATAATTTTTCTACTTGGGAACCCCTAGTTTCAGAAAATAGAAATGATTTAAAATGTTCTATCATTTCATAAAAATCCTTTATAAGGAAAGTATGATTTTCTTTTACTCTAAAATTAGAAAGAAGAGAATCTAAATATTCTTTTGCTGCCTCTATTGAGGTGAAACCCACATGAGTGGAATACAACTCAGGATATTTATCATTACTGCTATTAAGTTTTAATTTACTGGCATTATCAAAAGTAAAATCATAATCTGTATAGCATTTCATAGTAAATATTATTTTAGAAAATTTAGAAGATTTTTCAAATGTATATTTTTCTAATTTAAGTAATAAGTCTAAGCCGACTTTTCCCCCATCGAATACATTTTCTCTATTAAACCAATATCCATCAAATTTACCTACACTTATAATAGGGTTACTGCATAACGGACTACGCATAAGTTCAACAAAAAAATCAGAATTATAAATCTTATAATACTTACAATTTTGAGTATGCTTTACTAAGCTAAAGTCCGGCGTATCTATTAATTTTCTAAGCTGCTTTATATTCATATCTTACCTACTTCATATATTTTATACTTAGTATGGTCTTTTACAATGAAACCAAGTACCATTTTCTTCATAACTGGCTTCTGAAAATGATTTAGCTTTTTTAATTCTTTTTTCACCTTTATAATTTACAACTGTAAATTCTTGTTCTTCTCTATCATCAACAAACAAGCTTTTAATAGCATCATATTTGGATTTTTTAATTTCCTTAAATTGAAAATCAAAACAAGAATTTTCAATAAAATTTAATGTGGGACAGTGGCACGCATCTACACTATCAAAGCATACCTCAATATGGTTACCGATAGCTTGGTTAGACATAACATATCTAACACTAGATAATTTACCATATTTCTTTACGTAGTAAAAAATATTATTAAACCTTGAATACTCATAATTACGTTGGTTAGAACCTTCTAAGTAACTTTTATTAATGATATTTATATAATCATTTCCGTTAGATAGGTATCCTAGTATTTTATCTATGTACACATAATATTTTCCTATGTACTTATGAAATACTTTTTCAATAAATCTTTCTTTTTGACTTCTGTTCTTGTAAATTCCTTTTCCAACAATGATAGATTTCGTGGCTAGGTAAGTATAAAACTTATCAAGAAATTTTTGAGGTATTAAATCGTATGTCATTTTAAGTACTCTTAATAAATAGTGTAATCTATCGTTATGCTTTTACTATTTCCCGGTATGCCATATCCCGCCGGAGTAAAGGTTTTCTTCAAATGAATTGGATGGAGTATTTATTTGAGGAACATATTCTGGAAAAGGCATAATTACCATAGGCATAGTATTTACTTTTTACAGTTTTTAATATGCCGTGATAAGTTAATTCGAAACTAAAAAATAAATATCCCTATAAAAATGATATTTAGTATCGTTTTATAGGGATATTTTTATTTATTTATTTATTTATTTATTTATCAATCATTACTACGTATTCATTACTAGAAGAAAAATGCGAAGTATTTTTCAAAGTTTCTTTTATATACTTTTTATACTTTAAGGTATCATCTACTACAAACACATACCTTCGGCAACTAAACCTATCTAGGCAAATTTTAATCCATTCATCACAAGATAAAATCTTTATTTTCTGATTCCACTTTTCTTTATCTCCATAGGGAGGGCACGTTAATAGGCAATCATACTTCCCTTTATAGCTAAGTGCGTTGCCCACACTAATATGTGCATTTATTTCATATCCATTATTTTTTATATACTTGATGAGATTATTGGACTCATCAACAGTCGTTTTATTTATATCAAATCCTATGTATGATTTATTTTCACTAAATGCCCCAAGCATCCTTCCACTAAATCCACTGAAAGGATCAAAAATTTCTTTATACTTAAAAAGATATTTGTTTATCAAATACTTTGCGAGCATAGGTTTGAAATAACTCGGAATAGGTGCATACCCACTAGTAGTAAATCCACAATAATAAATTCTATCTGGAACAAATCCTTTCTCTAAATACTTTCTATTATCTCCTCTCTTATACCAGTCTGATCTCGTTAGTCTATTAAAATAAAATCTTTTAAATTCATTGAAATCATTTTTTATCTTTTCCCAGTACAATATACTAGATAAATGATGTATCCTATTTGCAGCGTTCAAAGATAAATGGAATCTTTTTACTAAGCTACTAGAAGTTTTTATTGATTTCTGCGAAGATAGCAAACTCTTTAGTTCATTTATGCAAGAAGAGTTCTTTATTATTGGATATGGAAAGTTTACATTTTGTATTCTATTAAATTCTTTTTTAGCATAAGTCTTAACTATGTTCATTCCATATTCTTTGGTGCAGTTCATATATTTACTTATCCAAACAAATTTTTTATTTTTTCTTCTTTACTCAAAGAATCATTAAACAAATAATAATCAGTATTGTACTTCGTATCTTTAAGTATGTTCCAGCAATGTTTTTCAAAATCCTTATTATGTGGAGCTATTCCTAAATAAATCATTAACAAATAATGTCTAGCACATTTTCTACAAGAACCACAGTTATGCCTTGGAAGTTTTACTTTATATTTATCTTCATTTAAATGATGAAGTTTTTCATTAAATCTTCCGCAAGAAACACAACTATAGTAATAGTTAAGGGATTTATTTTCATTTAAATATAAAATCCTATCACCTTTATTTGCATTTTTTATAGGTATAAATTCTATTTCTATGTTCTTTAGAAAAGCGTCTTGAACAGATATGCAATCAGTAACATTAATGCCGGCTATTGCATTTTCTTCCTTCAAAGAAGCACTATATCCAATAGATATTTTATTATATCCTTTACTAGCACAATAATCTATCATCATCGCCATAATAAGTTGATTCTTTACAGGATTCTCCTCAACTTTCTGCGCATTTAGTATCTTTACTATTTTTGTTTCAATTAAGTCAAACTTATACCTATGAGCAAAAGATTCAGATGATTTTGTTGCTAAATAGTTTTCATAAGTATTTGCACCACCCAAATGAAACAAATGAACTGAATAGCCCATTTGTTTTAACTTTAATGCTTGGTAACAAGAATCTAAGCCGCCACTAAATCCAAGGACTACATCGTTAGACTCGCTTTTCAGTTTTATCTTTTTAGCAACATAAGTAGATATGTTTATTTTTTGTTTATATATTCTACAAACAACGTTACACATATCTTTAAGAAAATCAGGAACACGAACGTCTTTTAATTCTTTAAAATTAAAAGCATCATATATAGGTGCTACATAATCTGTAAGAATGTGAACTTTATAGTTAAATATAAGTTTGAAAGTATTGTATAGGTTAGAGAAATTAAGATTTATGCCTTTTAAATTATCTAAGCTAAAGTCAGTTATTCCATCTAAAGGATTATGTGAGGATACCTTTGAATAGTACATTTTTCTAGTTCTGACTAATTTATCTATATCTAAATACGAAGGTGCACAATACCCATTTAGCACTAAGCTTCTTCCTAACCTAGAATTTTTATTAATTTGCTTATTGTATAGATTTTTATAGTCACCTTTAATTCTTTTATCAGAATAACTATACTTTAAATCAAGCTTTGATATTTGATGTATCATTCTTTTCCTATATTCTTTATAAGTCAAAGAATACACTTTCTCAAACTCAACAAATCCTAACTCTATATTTTTAGAATCTATAACTACTAGCTTGTATGGATAAGCATTCTTAAATCTCAAAAAGTCTTTTTCTCCCCTAGCGTGGTGCCCGTCGGAATCACATAATAATCCATGACAATACTCTCCGTCAATTTCAACCAAAGTATTTACTTTTCCGTTTTTATATGTGGCGAAGTCAAAATGATGTTGATTTAAATAAAATTCTGACGTATAAGTATAATTTGATTTATCTAATTTTTTTGAAAACTCATACTCTGAGTTTGATAAATATCCGTGATGCTTTTCTCTTATATGAGAAAAAACTTTTTTAAAAACATCAGGGCACTGCATAGGATTTTTTGTCCCGAAGTGTTTCAAACTAGTAGCTTCTTTATTTCTCAAAATAATAGGATCTTTGTTTATACTTGATAAAAATTTCCTACCTTCTTTAGTCTTAGCCCAGCTATCAACTTTATACTTATCATATATAGACTTTCTTACCTTATTCATAATCAAAGAACAGTGATTACTATCCTTCATAGGATGTTCCACATTCCAATTTTTTAAAAATGTATTCTTTGCTTTTTCTTTTATTTGTGCAGATTGCATCGGGTATTTTACTTTATACTTCTCTAGCATAGTCTTATGTATCTTTGACTTAACTTCATTATCTTGAAATACGCAAGCTACATTTCTTTTTCTACGATTAGTTTGAATAAGTTTATTTTTTATTTCTTTTGAATCCATGGGATGTTTCACACCCCAAGATTTCAACATACCCTCTTTAACTAAGTTTGGTATCTTAAAAGAGCAAGTAACGCCATAATGTTTTTTAAAAGTTTTCTCTTTAGATTTTTTAACTTTAGATGATTTACTTGGATTATCTACGCCCAAAGTAGAAATCCAAGTAGCTTTGCATTTATCTAACCTGTCTTTGCTTGTGCAAGAGCATTTTCTAGAACAATACTTACCGAATCCTTCTTCAATAGTTATAAATTTCGTAGGCTTTCCACAGCTTAGGCAATATCCCTTTTTTCCTAGATATTTTAGATAATACATTTCTGCGCTCATTTTATGAACTCTAGCTATATGCATTCCTAATTTTTTATCGGGAAAAACTTTGTTGCATATCCTACAAATCATTATATAATTCCTATGTATGTATGTCTTTATATATATATATATATATATATTGCTTTTACATTTTTATAGACCGAGTATTACCATAAGTCCCCAGACGTTATTTCCAACTCCTGATTTATACCCTTCGTACTGAATAACTCTATTATGCATCGAGTTATAGCGAGTAAGAGGTCTGATAGCAACACTTCCAATTCCGGCGGAACGAGTAACTGCTACTTTTGTTTTTGATAGATTGTTATTTATCCATTCAATCAAAGAATTGTACGCAGCGTCGATATTTCCTGTTCTGTCATAGTCCAAAGTAGTAGTTTGGCCTGAGAAGTTAAATGCAAGATCATTTTCCAACAGGTACTGGGATTTCAATCCGTAAACTGCCGCGGCAGCTATAACGTATATTGGATATGGAGAACTATCTAAAGTGTTCCAAGTTATATATGGCTGACAAACTGGGTACCAGTTGTTTACCATAGCCAAACCCTGATTTAAAAATTCTATTAAATCTGAATCTGAATATGAATTGGTGCACTTTGTCTTTTATTAAATCTATCAATTAAAATTCTTAATTGATCTGAGTATTTTAAAAGTTTAGGCTTAACACTTCTTATAGTTTTATATTCTCTACTTACGTCAGATATTTCCGAATACCTATAGCTCCAGATAATTAAATAGTCTCCCGCGGATAATCCTTGAATATCCATATAATATCCCAAGTGGCCCCTATCACTAACAGGGCCTTTTAAGTCAGCCATGGAATAACTAGCATAGACATTATCTGTATCTGTAGCTAAATAAATATCTATATTTATTTCGATAGGCTGCATTTCAAAAAAATTAGATATTCTAAATGATTTATTTTCTGGAACTAGTTGAATTATAGAATGGTCTTCTTCTGTCTCAATGGACAGGTCAACTACCATAAAATTTTCTTTATAGGATAACTGCCTATTATCACTAGATACCATAATCCATTCGATAGTCCAAGCATCATTGTCACTTGAAAGCATAGCGTCGCTAGGAATAGTCCAATTTACTTTATAATTTCCTTCACTTCCGCTAGACATAGCTACCCCGGAATAAATCAAGGTGCTGCTGGGATTTCTAATTACAAAAGAAGGATAGGCTTGAGAAATAGGAACAACAGGAACTGTTCCTGCGTCATCTTCAAAAAACGAGGCTGTGAATGTTACTGTTTCATTTCTAGTAAAAGATTTTTTATCATTATACATAAAATAAATTACCTCTCATCAATATAGTTTATCCAAGTTGAATCAAGTCCAGACTTTATATCTATTCCAGTTAAAGTGGGATTGGTCTTATAAATTTGCATTTTTCCACTCCAGCTTTGGATTTGTGTAGGGTCTTCGGCTTGCTCTTGATGAGAATGGTTTTCTACAAAAAATCCATACATCTCAAGAAATGGAAACATCAAAGTATTTATAGTTAAAATGGCATAGTTAGGAAGTATTTCATTTGTATATGGATTTCTATACACAGTATCCTGTTGAATAATCTCAAGGTATTTAGTATAATTTAATAATCCTTCCGGGACTTCCTTGTGCGTATTTGTATTTACTGTTCCATTCGCAAAATAAGGTCTAGGAAGAATAGAGCCACTATTAAACTCAATACTAATAGTTCCAAATCCTAAATTAGTGTTATTTCTTCCTAAACTAGCATTGTTGTCTCTAAAAGTATGAATTACCGGGCCACCCTTAGCTTGTGCAATTACTTGTCTAAAAGGAATGTCATAAGTATACTGATTTGGATTAACATAAAACTCTAACGGTGCATTATTTGCGTAACGCTCATCCGCACTATTCGCATATATATCATTATATGTTTTTCTTTCCTCTGTCGTTAAAGTCCAAGCACTTCTTGTAGGTCTAGCATAGGAATCTTTAAAATTATTAAGAGCTACTCCATTTGCTACTTCCGCCAGCTTACCTACGTTCGAAGCTTGTGCAGTGGAATTGGAATCCCGCGCAGAGGCGGAGTCCCGCGCAGAGGCAGAATTTGCCGCTATGTTAGCTTCTCGTTGTGCAATATCACTAGGATCTCTTGATTGCATAAATTTCTCCAAAATAAAAAAGGGCAAATGACTATGTCAAAAGTCATTTGCCCTTTATATTATTTTATGTTTATTCGTTTACAGAGTCAATCATTTCAGAAACTTCTCTCTGTGCCTTTGACATACTCTTTTCTCCACAGTATACTTTTACTTCTTGGAGCATAAGAAGCAACTTGCCCTTGTCAACAGCTTCTGGGTCTGCAAAATAACTAGACTTCATATCTTTGATACTCTTGACGGCATTATCGTCATCCGTCATCTCAAGAATAGTATTAGCTATGTTGCGATAATATTGATATTCTTCCGTGTTACCATCAGAATTAAAAATAGCGTCATTTGCATTAACGACATTCGCCATATTTGAATTATCTTGTTCAAATATACCAGATATTCCAATTCTCTTAGCTTCGTCTTGTGCTTCTTTTGTTTCCATAACCTGATTTGCGGTTACCGGGTCAAGAAAGCAGATTACACCGCTACGTTGAAGTTTTCTAACACTTTCCGACTTCTTGATGCTTTCTCTATCTGCAAAAAGCATTAAGTCAATAGGAACCCAAGTCTTTGGAATCTTTACTGGAATTGCCTTTCCGTTAGAATCCTTAATCTCCATAAGAAGAATGGAATGACCTTTCATATTGTTTCCAATATAAAGATTATTTGGACTTTGTGCTAGGGCTTGTTCAAGGTTGCAGTTTAGTTTTTTTGCGGCTTGAAATTTCATATATGTATTCCTTTTGTTATATTACTTTTGATTTGTATGTTACTGTTTGTTAAGGGTTCATTTGAACTCTTTCTATGTTTTTACCTCTATATTCAAGAATATCGTTATAAGCAACATCCTCTCTTATAGTTTCTTTTGTTTCTGAATCTTGCAATCCAAAACTTACGGACACTAATCCCTTTAATCCTTGGTACATCAAATAGAGAAACATTTCTACAACATTTGTAAACTCACTAATATTAATTTTATGCAAAATAGACAAATTATTTTTTAAATAAAAATCATACCCTTCTATTTTCCAAAACTTAACAATCATTCCGTTTCTTTCATAAGATTGAATAGTTTTCATTTTTAATGAAAAATCTTTTTCATCTGGACTAACAATCACTAGATTTGTAGCAAGAATGTTTAATTTATTACCATCAATGAAACTTATTATTGGATTTTCCAAAATAGTATTTCCTGACAGCATACTTTTCTTTGTAATGATAGGGTGATAGCTTTCAAGAACTTGATCTATAACACTTGCAATATCCTTAGCACTTGAGTTAAATCCAAGTGGCTTGCCTTTTACTAAATAATATTTCATATTTTATATCTATGTTTCCTTTATATTTGTCTGTCTGTTTATTTGTTTATTCGTTCGTACTAGTTACATTATTACATTCAATGTAAATTTACAAAATGTATTTGTAGGAGTAACCTTCACACTTTTATATATATTTACATTACTTGAATTTAGAATAGACTGCAACCAATCCGAAACTTCTTTTGCTTCTTTTTCTCCACCCCTAATAATTATTCCCCTAGAATCATCGCCAAATATTAAATCAAAATTTACTTCAAACGTTTTAGCGTAGCTGAAGATTCCTTTATCTACCAAAGTTATACAGGCAGTAAGATACTCTTTATATGTTTTTGTAAAAGTATTAGACTTATTTTTTACACTTCCTAACATTTTTAAAACTTCGTTTCGCACACTCTTTTGTAAAGACTTCTTAACTTCTTCTGATATGTTCATGTGCATATATAAGCATCCTACCTTTTGCTTAACTATTTGCTGATTTTTTATCTTTAGATTTTGCAGCGAACAGTCCACAGTCAATACTAATTAAATCTTTTGTAGTTTTAATTTTTTTCATAACAAATTTCTCCTATTTATTTATCTATCTTTTTGTATTTCCAAACAACTTCTTTTTTACAAGAAGCACAAACTACATTTCCACCATACAAATAGATAGCTGTTACTTTCATACCTTCTTTCTTTAAGATATTTTGAAAGATAGTAGTGATAAGTCCCCAGGCACCAGACTTACCTTGTTTCTTTGCTATTGCCTTGGCATTGTCCCAATATTTTTCTAAAGTAGTAGGAGACTTATGATTTAACTTTGCAAGTTTCTTTATATATGCAGTAGGCAAAGTTATACCTCTTTATTTAAGAGTACTAAAGAAGCAGGAGGAACGGCAAACTTACCTTTAAGAGTACAGTCTCTTTCTTTTCCATCAATCACTATTGTAAATTCGGCATCTGCATTAAATACTATTTCATTTTCATTAGCCTCAACGTTACTTTCATCATAGATAACCCTAAAGGTATCTATGTTATCCCTGATTAAATCGGGTGTAAGTATATCATTATTGTTTGCAGCTACTATGGCTAACAAATCTTTTCTAGTATTAGAATCAATTCCTAAAGAATTTGCAATAGCCGTAATTTTTTCATTGGAAATTTTTGGTGTTTCCGTCATACGAACTGTTAAATTCTTAAACATATCCATCAATGTTTCTCTAACACTATTCAAAGAAGTCTTAAAATAATCAGGACTATCTTTGAATAGCCCAGACTTCATCTTATCTACTTTACTTACTAGGTCATTTATTGAAGATAAACATTGTGGAATTTTACTAGGTTGTTCTACCTGTGACATACATTTATTCCTTTTTTGTATTTGTATTCTTTTTAATACTTTACTATATCCACCCATTGTTAATAAATCCATCCTTTTTAACTTGCTTTATTTAATCTTCGTCAAAAATTCTTTTTTTAATTACATTAAGAGATAGGCATAAACCAACCGGGCCAAGTAAGGGTTCTAAAATTTCTTGAATAGCCTTAATGGACAATACGGAATCTTTTAAATTTCCATTTAGTGCTGCCGTGATTTTTTTTCTTTTATTACCAATGGCGTTGTTTACAATTTCTTCAATTTCATAGGGCAATATACCTTTTTCGATATCGCACACACAGTCAAACCATTTTTTATTGTCTCTTCTAAAACAAGGTAAAAGGTTAGGCTTTTTCAAGAAAGAATTATCTATGGAGTACTCAAGACCTGTATCCTCTCCATAAATTACCTTTACTTTAGACATATCGTTCCCGGCTTTAAGAAGAACGCAGTAGTTAGCATGATTAGGTATAGTATCTATTTTCTTAATAATAGGATACTTATAAATAGCTGTTTTAAAATCATCATCAAGATTAAGTTCAAAACCATCTTTAAGTTTTTTTATTTGATAAACTTCGCTCATTTTCATTTTTCCTAAGTAAAATAAGTCCGCATTTTCTACACCTAATGTATTTATCCGTAACCACACAGATAGACCTGCATTTCACGCATTTGATAGGTTTACCGACCCCAGAACAACACATATCTAATTAAGTTCCTTTGGCTATAAAAAAACCTAGAACAGCACTACCTGCTGAAATTAAAATAAAATTATTAAAATCAAAAATATTAGACAGCAATAATCCACACCAAAAACAAGAACAAAAAGGGCAATCCATTCCTTTTACTATGAACTTACAATTTTTATCTAATAGATATTTTTTTAGCTTTTCCAAGAAATCAGTTCTTGAAATTAAAAGCCCTAGAAAAACTGAAGTTATCAATAGTGTCATAAATGAATTGCCCTTTGTTTATATACTATGCAAGGAATGACTTATCAGACAGCAGCTTTTTTAAGCGTTGTAAAGATAAGGCCCCAGTTATCAACGTCAGAAACATACATATCCAAGAGATTCTTTCTTGAGAACTTTCCGCACAAGGCAAGTTTTGTAGTTTTATTAGGAGAAAAGTCGATTTCATCTATCTTCTTAAATACCTTATTCAAAATTGATTTAGCTTCTTTATTCTTGGCGAGAATGCAGAAACGCATACGAATAATAAGAGCTAACCAAATCTCATAAACTTCTTGTTTAGTAACTGGCGTGGAAACTTTCATATCACCTGTCATGACGGAAGTTTTAGCACCATCGTTACCAACAACTTGAATAACCATTTTAGTAAGGTTATCAAAGAACTTATTAAGTTTCTCGTTATTTAAGATAGCGAAGTTAGAAGTGGAATACCATACAGCAAAGAACATATTGTCTTCAGAACAATATCTTTTATTGAACTTCATCGCTTCTGCTTTGAGTTCGTCACATACTTCTTCAGCGATTTCCCGATTATCAGCTTTTCCCTCGGAAGAAGGTTTCTTGGCAACAATTCTGGCAACTTTAGCAAGAGCTTCCTCTTGAGAAGAGGCAAGAATAGTATGAGTAGTAGTTATACGATATTTTTTCATTTTAAATTATCCTTTTTTCGTGAATGATTGACTAAAAATAATAAAATATACTGCCCACGATTGCAGTACTTTTAAGCACCATCTTGCTTATAATAAAAATTTATTTAACTAATTATTAAATAAAATTCTATTTAGAAGAAGTGCCCGTTATCCCAGAATATATTTGATTTCCTTTAAGTTTATCAGGACAAGATTTAGGTATATTCAACTTCTTTTTATTTTTTACATACTTCATAAGTTGTGAGTACGCAAAATTTCTTTCATATACTAATCTTTTTAAATCTTTAGCTTTTGAAACAGTCATTCTTTCATTAATTCTTTCAAGAACTTTATTCAAAAAAGATTTACTTATTTTAACATCAGTTACTAGTCCTCTGTTAAGTAAGTAGCAAGCTGCTTCAACTTTATTCTGATTTCCATCATAGAAAGACGATAACTGATTCTTAACTGCTTTTTCATCATTAAGAATCTCTAAACCGTTTCCAAATAATTGCTTAACAGCTTTTCTTAATTTATTAGGGCCAACTCCAAAGAAAGTAGTTTTTCCATTAGGTTTAACTAGTGTATCAAAAATTTCTGCTATACCAGTTATTTTATGTGCAGAAGATTCTGCACCCCAGCCACCCTCTTCATCTCCTGCCTCTTCTTCCTCTTTAGGAACCTTATCGCCAAGCTTATCTTGAATAAGTTTTTGAATTTTTAAATCTTCATCTATATCTTCTATTTGTTTATAAATATCAAATCCTGCGGCACTGCTCCAAGTCTTTTTAGAAATAGGAATACCCTTTTCTTCCAAAGTTTGAAGTAATTGCATATAGCTGTCATCCTTAATGGCGGATAAGGGTTTTCTCCAAGTAATTTCAGGAATCAATAAGTCTTTATATGCAATATCATAGGCTTGCTCGACAGTCAATCCTCCTTTTACCATATAAGTTCCAGCACCATTCACGGAACTAGTAACTACATACTCTTTAACTAGCTTATGGAATTTGTTGTCCATTTTATTTAACGCAGATGCAGTTGACTCAAAAGCATCTTTCTTTACAAATCCATGGGCACGAGCTATGTTAGTAAATATTTTTCTATAAAAAATTCTATTTGTTAAATCAGAACGCATAACTTTAATAGATTCTAGGAACAACGCGGTAGCCTGCTCGCTAGTGCCTATCGCAGTATCTCCGGAAAGAAGAGCTTCGCTCATGCCCAAAGAACGGGTTTTTCCTGCCGTAAGCATATCCCATTCTTCTGACAACTTCCAAAAATCTTGAGCTTGTCTGACATCATTAGTTTCTACACCATCACGAGTAATAACATAGGCGCCTACTGGATCTTCTTCAGATTGCATAAACAAATCAACTATGTTATCCAAATCTTCTTGCGTTGGCTCCCAATAATCTTGAATGCCACATTTGATATGCGTAATGCTTCTTGCTCTTCTTCTCGCAGAAGCTATTGATGCGTTCCACAATGCTTTTTCAATGGCATAAAAAGGAAGTATTCTCCAAAGCATTGAAGTACCAAGCCAGTCAAACGGACTAACCATTCTGGGAACATACAAAGTATTCAAAGGTTCAAGAGGAACTTTTGATCCTGACGATAATTTTTCTGCAAGTAAGGTTGATATTTTTGACTTTGCTAAAGTGTCCCTTTCGTCGGAACTATGGAAAAACTTTTTAAAATCAGGATTTCCTTTATAGTTTACTTTCGGGTCAAATCCTCTAATTGGAATCGGCTCAAAGTCCAAGTACATAGGATCTTGCGGAATGAAATCCGTAAATGTTCCAACATTGGAATCATAAATAAGACTATCTACAATTTTTCCATCTGTTAAGTATGAAGCAGTTGCTTGCGGTAAAAAAGTCTGAGGGTCAAGCATCTGCACTGCTTGTTCATAAAATTTTGAAATATCTTTATCTTTAATACCACTTAATACACAGTCGCTCCATGGAAAACTAGATAACATATCAATAGCCGGACCACCTACGGCATCCGTCTTTGCTATCGTTCTAAAAATCTTTAACTGCCCCTCTGAACTTTGTGGAGTTAATTCATCAAGAACTGAAGCCGAATCAAGAGTTTCGTTGTTTGGAAGATAACGATTAGTAGTAGCAGTAATTTCCGAAGATTTTACACCTTTTTGACTACCTCTGCCTATGTTTGTAGTATCATATCCTGTTTTGCTATAAATAGCACCATTAAATCTACTTCCAAATCTGAACATATTTATTTTCCTAGGTTTTCGTATAAAGCCAGCAATTCATTACATTTTTTAGAGAACTCATGTATAAATGAATTTGATAATCTCTGTAATTCCTCATACTTTATTTTATATTCTTCTATATTGTTTTCTTTTACATTTTTGATTTCTTCTTCAACAGAAGTATTTATAAAAGTAACAAACTCTTTAGAAAATTCTTCACTAGCTACTTTTTTCTTAAATAGGTTAAGGGCCTCTGACTTTGAGTCTGCGTTATAAATAGTTCCTTTGATTCTATATTTCATATACAATATATTCCTTTTTATTTTGTTATTTCTTCTGATTTAAATGGAAGTGCTATATAACAAGAAGTACAATAAGAACAGGGACGTGTTCTTAATTGTGCAAATATCATAGGTTTTCCACAACGAGGACAACTACTTCCGGTAGGTTTAGTTTCAGCTACTACTTCTTTGTGCATAGCCTTAAGAAGATTGATACCTTTAAATTTACTGCAAGAAGCGGTAGCGATTTCAGCTACTGCTTTAATGTCAAGACTATCCGAATTTACGCCGACGGACTTCATAGAAGCTACTACTTGACTTACATTTTCTTTTGTAGCTTTCATCCCTCTTTCTCTCAAAGCCTTAGCTGCGATTATTTGCATTTTAGTTACATACATTTTTATAACCTTCCTTCTTTACCTATTTATTTTGATTTAAAAATAAATTAATGTTTCTTATGTGCCAGTCCACCTAAAATTCCTTTATTAGGAGTAGATGAAGCTGGTCTATGTCCCACTGAACAAGCCACAGAACCAAAAGCCCTATGACTTGAATAACTTGCTCCGACACTTGCATTAAATAAATCTTTATACTCTTCCTTTTTCAAAAGAGTTGCACCTAAAGCGAAAGCTCTCCAGACATCATCATCACCCATAGAAGGTTTGGCTAAAGTCTTTCCTAAATCTCTAACTGTTAAGATTTGATATAGAAGACCAAAGTAGGAATCTTGTTCACTCATGTTTAAGAAATCAAAGCCACCTTCATAATGTGCAAGCGAACTAGCATCAAGCATAGGTTTATTAAATACATAAGTTTTTAAACCAAAACTACTCCTTATATCTAAGAAGTCTTGATACTTTAATGAATATTGAATAGCTTTTACGTTTTTCTCATTTAAAGTATCAATAGCTTGTGCCGAGTTCCATCTATCATAGGAAACCATAACTATATTAGCTTGTTTATTGCAAACTAATTTCATAACAAAATCATTAAAGCATTTTCCTAAATTTACTTTATGGTGCTTATTAGGTTTTACAGATACTATAAAATCATTTACAATTTTATCTTTTTCTTTGTGCATCATAATAGCGGAAAAAGCATTATTGACTTGACCGTTATCTAAGGCAAGAACTTTAGGATAACTATTTGTATAGTTAAAGGATTCGATTACGGGATAGTAAGTTGAATTTCCAAAAGTATCTTTATCTTCTTCTACTTTGTAATTAACCATACCTCCTTTGGTTCCGATCATTTCAATTAAATTCTTTGCATCTGAATAAAACTGCTTATCAGCTAATGGAGGATTAGCTCCAAAGTCACGCATAAGAATCATTGTATCTGATTCACCAATATCTGATGGAGATTTATAATCTGGATTAAATTCCCATGTAGCATAATGAAAAGCCATCATTCTAGGATTATTTTTTGCTTCTCTTACTTTTCTCATAAGAATATCGTTAGCTTCGGCAGGAGAAGAGCAGTAGCATTCAATTCCCATAGGAATATTAAAGTTTCCCTTTTCAAGTTTGCTTAACGATTTCTTTCTGTATGTTAATAAAGAGTTTCTACCCGAAGCCATGACTTCTTTAGCACTGCCTAGAATTGAATCATCTTTAGTTCCTAAATCGTGCCAACTCAATTCGTCTATTCCAAAAAAGAAACGAGTTTTACCACGCAATTTCTTTTTAGAAGGAGGTTCACAAAGCCAAGCTAGTTTCTTATGAACTAATTGGAGATAAGTAGTGTTGTTTTTATATAACTCAACTCCGTGTTTCTTTCCATAATAATCAAGGATTTCAAAATAAAGTTTCCACCAAGGAGAATCTAAGTATCCCTTAAACGGTTGCCACAGATTATCATACGCTTGACCTAAAGAAACTGCAGTAAATGTTCCATACAGTGGCGCGGGAGGATTATGAAAGTATTTATAGGGTATCACCCTTTTACCTTTTTTATTCTGCATACAGATCAATCTTGCAGTTAGATAATGAGGAATCAGACCTCCGCCTAAAATAGACTTTCCTGATCTTTGCCCACAACATACATATAAGCTATCTGGAAAATTATACAAACCTTCTTTCATAAAATCTAATCTATTCTTATGACAAGAAGGACATACTCCGTTTCTTAAAAAGACTATGTTATCATATATCCAATCCAAATCTTGATCGTACAGATTATCCATAGCTTCTTTATTTGAACAGTGCGGGCACATTTCTCCATAAAATTGAGAAGCTATTTGAATTTGTCTAGGAAGAACAGATGCATTTAGAAATTTTTTTGATGTTACAAATTCTACAAAATTAGAAGGTATTGGCAAATCAGATTCGTCTATCAAGTCAAGAAGTCTATCATCAATGTTTTCAAACTCCAATTCATTAGCAAAATCTTCTGGATTAAATTTTATTTGCTGCTTTTCTTCTTTCTTTTTAGAGTAGTCAAACATTTCCATTTTGCAATACCTTCTTTATATATCTATCTATTTACTTTTATACACACATAAGTATGTAAGTATGTATTATGTGTGTATTAACGATTATCCAATGACTTAAGTAATAAACCTCTAATCTTATCTGGAATTTTATTACTATTTTCTATAAGCCAGTGAAAGGGGGGGGGAGTTGCATTCGACTTATCTTTAGTATATTTTAAAACGGTTTTTATATCTATATCATTTAAAATATTATCAAGCATTTTTTACTTTCCGGAGTATTGCTAAATTTACTATATAAGTCTAATATGCGTCTAGGTGTTCGTCCAAATTTATCTTTAACATTGAGTAACGAATTATCAAGATCAAGAACTTCCTTTACTCCCGCGTAAGCTAACTCATGAACAGGTGTTTCTTCTTATCTGCTATAATCTTACTAATAGCTTCTTTTCTTGTAGAAGCAATGATTCTTAAACCATTATAGGAATAGATCATACATAAGTAAATAATTCTCTTTCTTTTTAAACATTAAATGTACTGTCTGTACTCATCTGGAATCTTTACTCTATTCCAAGCCAACCAATAAATAGGAGTTTCTCCAACATCATTCTTAATCTTAAGAAGTTCTTTATCTAAAGAAAGAACTTCCTTTACTCCTTTATAAGCTAAATAATGAACAGGAGTCCATCCATTCCTATCCTTAATCATAAGTAACTCTTTAGGAAGTTTAAGAATTTCTATTACTCCTTCCCGAGCTAAGTAGTGAATGGGAGTATGTCCCCATACATTCTTAATACTAAGTAGTTCCTTATCTAGATCAATAATTTCTTTTACTCCCTTCTCAGCTAGTACATGAGTAGGAGTACACCCACAGTTATCTTGAATCATAAGAAGTTCCTTATCTAAATCAAGAATTTCTATTACTCCTTCCCGAGCTAAATAATGAACGGGAGTATCTCCATACTTATCCTTAATCATTAA